TCATCAGGTTCATCAGGAACAAGCGGTTCATCAGGAACAAGTGGATCTTCAGGTACTTCAGGTACAAATGGTTCAAATGGTTCATCAGGTTCTTCAGGATCTTCGGGTACAGATGGTTCAAACGGATCTAGTGGATCTTCAGGTACATCAGGTACAAATGGTTCAAATGGTTCTTCAGGTTCATCAGGTGAATCAGGACCAGGTGGAGCAGATGGATCTTCTGGTTCATCAGGTACTTCTGGTACAAACGGTTCAAATGGTTCATCAGGTTCATCAGGAACTTCAGGTACAAACGGTTCAAATGGTTCAAATGGTTCATCAGGTTCTTCAGGTACATCAGGATCAGCTACAATAACAGGATCAACTAATAATGGTATAGTAAAATTAAATGGTTCATCACCAAATTTAGAAGTTGAAACTATTACAATTCAAGACACTGCAAATAATATGACCTTCATGAAGTTTGATGCAAATTCTGCTATCTTACTTGAACAAAATGATGAAGCAACTTTATTCTCAGGTCTTGCTGTTAAGAATGTTGGTACAGGAACATTAGTAGCATCTAAAGTATATTATTTAACAACAGGTGGAGCTTGGGCGTTAGCAGATGCTAATAACACTGAAGATGCTGCTAGCCATTTACTAGGATTTGCCTTTAATGCTGGAGCAGTAGGTACTGTTGGTATAGGATTACAAGGATTTGTCTTAATAGAGTCATCTGAATTTACTATAGGAGCTCCACTTTATTTATCAAATACTGCAGGTAGTTTGACAACCACAGTTCCATCATCAGGTTGGGCTAGAATTGTAGGTTATGCTGTAACTGAAAATGCAATTTATTTTGACCCAGATAAATCATATGTAGAAATAGCTTAATAATTAAAGTATGAGTTACATATCACAAAGTTTAACGTTTGAAGTAGATAAAATTCATTATACAGAGGGTGATGATACTTGGGAAGTTATGATGGATTGGGAAGATTCCTTAATGTCAGCTTCAGCAGCTTATATATGTGAAGGAGGAGGAGACATACTTGAAATTGGATTTGGAATGGGTATATCAGCTGGTTATATTCAACAACATACAATTAACTCACATACTATTATAGAAAACCATCCTGATGTAATTTCAAAAGCTACAAGCAGTGGGCTGCAGATAAATCTAATGTAACTATAGTTGAAGGTGATTGGTATAGTGTAAAAGATACTTTAAGTACTTATGATGGTTTATTTTTAGATACTTTTGGGGGATCAACATATGAGTGAGTTTTTCTGCTTCATTATCACCATTAATGAAAGTAGGAGGAAAAGCAACTTGGTGGAATTCAATGACAGGATCAGAGAATTATTATAACATTCCAAGTGTTACATATGATATACATAATGTTACTCCTCCACCAAATTGTTATTTTAATTATAGTCAATATTATTTGCCTAAAAAAGAATTTTAATTATGCCTAATGTCTATTGGTCAAAAAATGCATTTGCTTCTTCTGGAAATCAAACTAGTTCTGGTGACGCTAGAGAGGCAGAAGAATCTGCTTCTCAAACTTTAGATCAAACTAGTTCTAGTGCTATAGCTATTGAATCTTACAGAAATTCACTTAGAGGAGGTGCTACATATCGTTATCAAAGATGTTATTGGGCTTTTGATATGTCTAGCTATTCAACAGGAACAATAACAAATTTAAAATTTAACTATAAACCAACTACATCAACCCAAGGGTCTCTTGGTAATAATTATTTAATAAAAACAGATGCTTTTGGAAGTAATACAAATTTTAATGCTTATGCTGCTGCCAGTTGGTATGAATCACTTAATTATGGAGTAGCATATAGTAGTGGTTTTACATATGTAGATAGTAGTTCTGCTCAACAAATAACTTTAAATTCAAATGCAACTTCACAAATTTCAAATAATTCAATGATACAAATTTGTATGGTGACTAATCCTGATTATACTGGTCTAGGATTAATAGCAGATGCAAATAATGCTGGTTATATGAATGTAGGAAGTAATACTGGAGGTAATACTTATTTATCTTTTGATTATGCAGATGCAGGTTATCCTAATGCTGTTATTAGTGTAGCAGCTGCAAATATAAGTAAAATAAATTCAATAGCAACAGCAAATATAGATAAAGTAAATAGTGTTAGTTAAAATATATACTATTAAAGATTCTCTAATATGTATAACAAAATAAAATCGAATGATTAAGAAAAAACAAGTTTTAGAAAAAGATGAAATTAGTAAAATTCAGGAGTTAAAAGATAGGTTAAAGAAAATTACAGAAGTTTCAGGTGTTATAGAAATACAACATTATAACATACAAATAAAAAAGAACAATTAAAATTGAGTTTACAAGGTTTACAACAAGAAGAAGCTACTTTAGCTAAAGAGTTAGAGGAGAAATANGGACCAGGAACTATTTCATTAGAAAATGGTGAGTTTTTACCAAGTAAATAAAATTTTGAAGAAATTTAGTATATTTATCATAAAAATAACATAAAATGGCAGAAACATTAATTTCCCCAGGAGTATTAGCAAGAGAGAATGATCAATCTCAAGTAACTTCACAACCATTACAAGCAGGGGCTTGTATCGTTGGTCCTACTGTATTAGGTAAAGTAAACATACCTANATTAGTAACCAGTTACTCAGAGTATTTAGCAAACTTTGGTAGTACATTTACCAAGTGGATCGGATACATTCACATATTTTACATCAATATCAGCTTATAATTATTTTAATAATGGTGGTACATCATTAATTGTAAGTAGAGTAGCTTCAGGATCATGGACTCCAGCAAGTTCTTCTGCTATTAGAAATGAAGTTGAAAGTGGAGCTATACAAGATAGTTTCAATATGACAGGATCTGCTACTGGTGGTGAGGGTGCTGGTTCAATAACTGGTGGATCAAAATACAAATGTTATACAAACATCAACTACAGGAACAGGTGCAGGTGCAACATTTGATTACACAATTGCTCAAAACATTAGGTAAGAATTGATGCTGCTGAAGTATTAGATCTTAGTAGTACTACAGGTGGTAATAAATAATGCAACTTCAGTAGGAACATTTACAGGTGAAGTAACTACAACAAATGGAAATGGATCAGGTTTAACAGTGGATGTAGTAACAGCATTACCAACTAATGCAACCTTTACTGCTGCAAGATCTTTAACACTCCCAGGTGGTGCAGTAACTGCAGATGCAGCAGGAACAACAGCTGCTATAGCAACTTCTTCATCAGGAACAGGAACAGGAGCAACTGTATTAGTAACATCAGATGGTGTTAACATTACATCAGTTGTAATTTCAGGTGTTGGATCAGGTGGTACTTATGTAGCTGGAGATACTCTTACAGTAACAAAAGTAAATATGGATGCTGATGGTAGTATTGGTACTACAGGTGGTAATATGGTTATTACACTTGTACAAGCAGATTTAACTACTGAATTAACTTCAGTTACAGCAAATGTAGCAGGAACAGGATATGCAGCTGGTGATGAAATTACAATTGCATTAGCACTTATAGGTAGTCCAGCAGCTAATTTAGTAATTACTTTACAAGCAGCTGATATAGCATTTGATTTAACATCATTAACAGTAGGAAATGCTGCAGGATCAGGATATGTTGTAGGTGAACAAATTACATTAACCCCAGTCGCTCCAATTGTAGGTGCATCAAATATTATATTAACATTAGTAGATGCAGACATATTAGATGCAAATGCCTTTACATTAGAAACATTAACTGATGGTATAGTAATGAATAGTGGAGGAGGAACTCCAGTATCAGGATCAAATGGAACATTAACAGATGGAACAGTTGATAATGTTAGATGGGAAATACAAGGTAGAAATGAATCTACAGGTACATTTAGTGTAGTAATTAGACAAGGTAATGATACATCAACAGCAAAAAGAGTATTAGAAATATTCCCTAATGTATCATTAGATCCAAAATACATCCAATTATATATCTAGAATAATTGGAGATATAGACAAAAACAAGAAGAGGTACAGGTACAGATTTATATGTACAATCAACTGGATCTTATGCTAACGCTTCTAGATATGTAAGAGTAAAAGAAGTAAATTATAAAACACCAAATTATTTCGATAATAATGGTGTAGCTAAATCAGAATTTACAGCATCTATTCCAGATAATGCAAGTGGATCGTTTGGTGGAGCTGAAGGAAGATTATTCTTAGGTGCAGCAGCTAGATATTATGATGAAATTACAGATATACAAACTCAAGGGTTTACATCTACTGAAATGCAAAATTATACTGATGCTTTTAATTTATTAGCNAATAAAGATGATTACCAATANAATATAATAACCTCTCCAGGTTTATATTATGCAGCTTCAATGATGGCAACTCCATTAAATACATTAATTCAAAATACTCAAACAAGAGGAGATGCAATTGCAGTTATTGATTTAGTAGATTATGGACAAACAGTTACAGCTGCAACAACACAAGCTGCTTCAATTGATAATTCATATGCTGCTGCTTATTGGCCTTGGGTTCAATTAAATGACCCAGATTCAAGACAATTAGTATGGTCAGTACCTTCAGCGTTAATTCCTGGTGTATATGCGTTTAATGACAGAACAAGTGAAGCTTGGTTCGCACCCGCCGGAATTAATAGAGGTGGTTTAAGTACGGTAGTACAAGCGGAAAGAAAATTAACTCAAACTAATAGAGATAATTTATATACTGGTAAAGTAAATCCAATAGCAACATTCCCAGGAAAAGGAGTAGTAGTATTTGGACAAAAAACACTACAATCTCAAGCAAGTGCTTTAGATAGAATAAATGTTAGAAGATTATTAATAGCATTAAAATCATTTATTGTACAAATTGCTGATAATTTAGTATTTGAACAAAACACAGCTGCTACAAGAAATAACTTCTTGTCTCAAGTTAATCCATATTTAGAGTCAGTACAACAAAGACAAGGTTTATATGCCTTTAAAGTACAAATGGATGCTGCAAATAATGGACCAGATGTAGTTGACAGAAATCAAATGGTAGGTGCGATTTATATTCAACCAACTAAAACTGCTGAATTTATTTACTTAGATTTCAACATTTTACCAACTGGAGCTGAATTCCCATCATAAGAAGTATAAAACATAATATGTATAATAAAATAAAATAATAATAAAATGGCAGTAGTAAATCCAAACGAAATGTTTTTCACAGCTTTTGAACCAAAAGTTGCCAATAGATTTATAATGTATGTAGATGGTATACCATCATATATGATTAAAGAAGTAGGTGAAATTAAGGTAGAGCAAGGTGAAATAGTACTTAATCATATCAATACTTATAGAAAAGTAAAAGGTAAAGCTAAATGGGCTGACGTGTCTATGACACTATATGATCCAATTACTCCATCAGGAGCTCAAGCTGTAATGGAGTGGGTAAGATTACACCACGAATCAGTAACAGGTAGAGATGGTTACTCTGATTTCTATAAAAAAGATGTAACTATTAATGTACTAGGTCCTGTAGGTGATGTAGTATCAGAATGGATATTAAAAGGTTCATTTATTAAAGATGCAACATTTAAAGGATTTAATTGGGATACTGAAGCAGAAGCTCAAGATGTCGCATTAACTTTAGGAATGGATTACTGCGTATTAAATTTCTAAAAAGAAATTACATATGTTTAAAAATAGCTTGGCTTTGGTCAAGCTTTTTTTTATGTTATATATGTATACATGAAATTAAGTTATAACTAAATAAAAGATATGAGTGAAGAAAAACACAAATTTCCTACTGAAGTAGTAGAATTACCCTCAACTGGTATAGTTTACCCAAAAGAAAATCCATTATCATCTGGAAAAGTAGAAATAAAATATATGACTGCTAAAGAAGAAGATATTCTTACAAACCAATCATATATTCAAAAAGGTACAGTAATAGATAAATTATTAGAAGCTTTAATAGTATCTAAAGTAGATTATAGAGATTTAATAATTGGTGATAAAAATGCATTATTAATAGCTGTTAGAATATTAGGTTATGGTAGTGAGTATGAATTTTCATATAAAAATGAAAAAATAAAAATTGATTTATCATCTTTAGAAAATAAACCTTTTGATAAATCTAAATTTGAACAAGGTAGAAATGAATTTCCATTTACTTGTCCTAAATCAGAAACAATGCTTACATTTAAACTTTTAACTCATAAAGATGAAACTAAAATTGAAAATGAATTAAAAGGTTTAAAGAAAATAAATCCTAAAAGTTCACCTGAATTATCAACACGTCTTAAACATATGATAGTATCTGTTGATGGTTCTGATGATCAAAAAGATATTAGAGATTTTGTAAATAATTATTTTTTAGCACAAGATTCAAGAGCGTTAAGAAATTACATTAGAGATTTTCAACCAGATGTTGATTTAACTGTATCAGTTGATACATTAGAAGCAGGAGAGGAGGAGATCTCAGTGCCCATTGGGCTTAACTTTTTTTGGCCTGACACCGAGTTATAGATTAAGTTTATTTTCTCAAATTCATGATATAGTATTTCATGGTAAAGGTGGATATGATTGGCATACCATTTATAATATGCCTATATGGCTACGTAACTTTACATTTAATAAAGTAAATGATTTTTACATAGAAGAAAATAAAGCAGTTAAAAAAGACTCAGGGAAAAAATAGTAATAGTAAATCAGTAACTACTGATGGTAAAGTAACAGCTCCTGAATTTCTTAAAAACGACTAAAAAACCACCATCTAAACCAACTTATTCAACAAAGGCATCTAAAAANNAGATGCTTTTGATATTTATAATAAAATTCCTTAATGGCTGATTTTAGGCAAAATAAAAAAGATGTAAAAGATATAAATAAAGAGTTAGGCTTTATTGAAGACCAACTCCTTAGTATTGCATCTCAATTAAAAGGTGCTATTGTAAATGCTCTTGAAGATGTAAAGGATGAATCAAAACAAGTAGCTGAAGTATTAGCAGGTGATGTTGATAAAGCTATAAAATCATTAGCTAAGGGATTAGATGAAACTGTAAAAAATCAACAAAAATTAACTCAAGGTACATTAGCATCTGCAGATATACAAAGACAAATCAATGATAGATTAGCAAAAAGAGAAATAATTGAAAGAAAACTTCAAAGTTTAGTAAAACAAGGATTAGATGAAGATATCAGAGATCAGAAACTAGCTGAACTTAATGAAGCTGAAGAATTTCATAATGAACAATTAAAAATACAATTTGATTTAGCAAAAGCTATTGAAGAAAGAATAGGTGCAATAGGAGGAATAGTAAAGGGAATTTCCAAAATCCCCATAATTGGTGAATTGATTAATGCCGATGAAGTAATGGCAAAAATCCAGAAAAAAGCAGCTGAAACTGAAGGTAGTTTCGCAAAATTAGAAATAGCAGCTTATGGGTTTGGTCAATTATTAGGTAGTGCTTTCGATACTTTAACTGACCCAACAGTTGTATTTGGAGCTATTCTAAAATCTGCAGGAGAAATTGAAAAACAACAGAAACAATTTAGATCATTAACAGGACAAAATGTAGATATATCAAATGCTTTAGGTATGGAGTTTCTTACAACTGGTGAGTATATAAAATCAGCAAGTATGTTATCTAAAGAATTAGGGGTTAATGCAGCTGTTGTATTTTCTCCTGAAACTATTAAAGAAGTAGCAGAATTAACTGAAAATATGGGGATTAGGGAGCTCATGAAGCAGCCCAATTAGCTAAATTTGCTAAATTATCAGGTAAGCCTTTATCTGAAGTTTCTTCTAATATGGAAGCATCATTTAAATCTTTTGTTGGCCAAGAAAAAGTAGGTTTGAATTTTAAGGATGTAATGGATGATGTAGGAAGTGCATCAGCTGCTGTTACATTATCATTAGGGAGTAACCCAGCAAAAATACAAGAAGCTGCTATGGAAGCTAGAAAGTTAGGTTTATCCTTAGAGCAAGTAGATANTATAGCAGGGTCATTATTAGATTTTGAATCTTCAATTGCAGCTGAAATGGAAGCTGAATTACTTACAGGTAAACAATTAAATTTAGAAAAAGCAAGACAAGCTGCACTTAATAATGATTTAGCAACTCTATCAGAAGAAATAGGTAAAAATGAAGGTATATTAAAAGCATTTNNAACTGGTAATAGAATACAACAAGAAGCAACAGCTAAAGCTTTAGGTATGAGTAGAGAGGAAATGGCTAAAATGATTTATAATCAAAAAATACAAGGTGGTTTATCAGCAGAACAAGCAGCTAAGGCAGCTGATATATCATTAGAAGAAGCAAAACGATTAACTTTACAAGCTCAAATTCAAAAATCAATTGAAAAAATAACAGAAGTTTTAGCTGGTCCTTTAACTATGATATTAAAATTTGTATCTAATGGTTTTGTATTAAGAGCAACAATGATTACTATTGGTGCTGTTATGACAGCTAAAATAGCTCCAGCTTTAGTAAGTTCAGCTAAAAGTATGATGAGTATGGTTAGAGGGTCTATAGATTTCTTAAAAAATAATAAATTATCATCTGCAATTTTAGGTAAAATGTACAAAGGGGGACAATTTATGAAAGGTGGAGGTAGAGCAAAAGCAGGAGGACAAAGAGCAGGAGGTTTAGTAGGATCCATTAAAGGATTTTTTAGTGATGATGGTGGCGCAGCTGAAAAAGCAGCAGATTCTACTAGTAAAGTTAATAAAGGAACAGGTGGTATTAAAAAAGGACAAGGAAAAATAGTAAAAAATTTCCTTGAAGGAATAGCAAAAGGATTAGCAGCTCTTGGTAAAGTTTTAATGGGTCCACAAGCAGTAGGTATAGCAATAGGTGTGGGGTTAATATCAGTTGCAATGATAGCTTTAGGAGCAGCTTTAGGATTAGCCGCACCTGGTATTAAAGCATTTGGTACTGTAGTAACTGCAGTATTTGATGGTTTAGGTACTATAATAACAAAAGTAGCAGAAGGATTTGTTATGATGATGGAAGCAGTTTCAATGGAAAATATCTTACCAATGTTATTATTAGGACCTGCATTATATGGTATTGCAGGAGGACTTTTAGCTATAGGATTAGCTGGAATACAAGCTTTACCTGTATTAGCTGGTTTAGGAGCTTTAGCTTTTAGTAGCTACTCCATTACTTAAATTAGCAGGTGTATTTGGTGGTGGAGGAGGTGGTGAAGAAGATAGTAACACTCAAATTATAGAAAAATTAGATGAACTAATAGAAGCAGTAACTGCAGGGGGTGATGTTTATATGGATGGTAATAAAGTAGGAAAGAGTTTAACTATTGCATCTTCTGGAATAGGTTAATATTTATAATAAAACAATTTAATTTTAAAAATTATGGGACAATCATTAGAAAACCAATTTAATCAAAACGGCTCAAGATTAGGATATCCTAACAACCCAGCTCAACCTGAAGTTCCTGGATCTAGTTTACAACCAGGAGTAAGATCTTCAACATTACATGATTTATATTCATATGATGGTGATCCTTTAGCTTCAGATGTGGCACCAAGATACTCAAATGTTTCAACAAATGGATTAGCTCAATTACCTAATCCAACTCAACTACAAGCATTTACTGGACCTAAGAATGAACAAGCTTCTTCTGCTGGGTTTACACAATATAACAATCAAAAGACATATGATGATCATATTTTAGCTCAAGGTGCAACTGGAGGAAATAGTTAAACAATAAATAAAACCATAGATGTTATTAAGCTCAACTACACAACTTAATAAGTTAAAGTTTAAAACTACTACTGGTGATAGACGCGACGGAGGTCATAGTGGGCAACCTTATATAGTAAAAAGAATACCAGGGGTTGAACAAAATAACCCAAATCAAACATTTTTAGAAATAGATTCCTCCCCGTCTGCATTAGCTTTTAGTGGGGATTTTCTTTTAAGAGGAGGAACATTAGCACTAGAAGGTGCAGTAGATGATGTTAGTAGACTAACACAAATGTTTTTCGATACTAAATCTCTTAATGGGTTTGAATTTATAGCTAAACAAAATGTATTATCACGTAATAATGTAAAAACCGAAGCTTCTTTTGGTGGTGGATATGCTGGGGGTGGATTAAATCAAGGTGTATATACTCCTGTTGGTACATTAGCACAAGCCTTAGTAGACCCAGTAGCAACAGGAATTACCAATTTATTTGGTTTAAATCCTTTTACTGATGATAATCCTTTAAATAATGATTTTGGAAATGATAGTTCTTTTGGAATAAATAGTTATTTTGGTACTGTAAATCAACAAAACATATCAAACACAGCTGATGAAGAAAATAGATTAGTTCTTTTACAAAAGGCAGTTACTTTAAGTAAAGAACAAACTACTAAAGGTGGAAATATTACATTATTAGCTGATGTTACTTCAAAAGTTCAAACAAAAATATTATCATATGGGGGAGGACCAGGATCAATATTAGGAATAGGTAACACTAATATTTATTTTGCTGATCAAAGAACAGGTTTTATGAATGCAAAACTACCAGTAGGTGTACCTGGTGGTGGAAAAGGAACTGGTAAAGGTGGATTTAAAAATGCAACAGGACCTAATGATTATAGTGTTTTTGGAAAAGCCCCATCACTTGATGCAACTTCAATAGAACAATCTATTACAGGAATAGTAGCAGATGCTGAAAATGTAAAAACAAAAATAGAGAAATCAAATATGTTCCATGTAGGAGCAACTTCAGCATATTTAAATTCAAATTTAGACAATAGAGGATTTTTTAAAAAGTTAAGTGAATTAGAAGTTGGTTATTCAATAAATTTAGCAAATATTGGTAGATACTCACAACAACCTGAAGGGGGTTTACGTACATTTAACACTAGTGTATATAGAAGTGATGATCCAGATACAAAAACTACTGATGAGTACTTACAAACAGACTTAGATAAAATTCAAGTAAATAATACCCAGGTATTAACACATCAAGAATTATATAAAAAAGAATTAAATTCAAGTGGAGCAGGAACAAACAGATCTAATCCAAGTGATTTTAGAAAAGAATTAATTAATACTAGAGGAGATGGTGGGGGAAAATTAACAACATCTAGAGTATTATCAATTTCTCCTGACTATCAAAAACAAAACCAAAATGTAGTATATAATCAAGGAGACCCAGGACAAACAGCAGGTCAAGTAATTGGTGTAGCAAGTCAACCAACAAAAAATGTTTTAAAATATGGAGTAGATGCTAAAACATTAGTAGCATTAGATAAACTTAATGCTTTACCTATATACACAGCTAGTCAAGTAAATACTGATTTGTCAACTAAAGACTCAGTTAATTTTAATATTGCCATTATGAAAAATGGTACTAACACACAAAGAAACTATATACATTTTAGAGCATTTATTGAAGAATTTAATGATAACTATACAGCTAAATGGGATCCTGTTCAGTATGTAGGTAGAGGGGAAGAATTATATAACTACCAAGGATTTGGAAGAGAAATTTCAATGGCATGGACAGTTTATGCTCAGTCAAAAGCTGAATTAATTCCGATGTATAAAAAATTAAATTATTTAGCATCATCTCTTGCACCTGATTATAGTAGTGGTGGTTATATGAGAGGAAATATAGCACGTATAACAATGGGAGGTTATTTATATGACCAACCAGGTATTATAAAAAGTATAAGTTATACTATACCAGAAGAATCACCATGGGAAATTGCAATTGGAGATGATGGTAAAGAAGATACATCAGTTAAACAATTATCACATATGATAAAAGTAACAGGATTTCAATTTGTACCAATACAGAAGTTTGTTCCTCAAATAGTTAAAGATTTAAGTAATCCAAGAGAAAAATATATAGCATTAGCTAATCAAAATGGTGATACAAATTATAGTGATGAGTATGTATCTTATAATCAACTTGGAGCTAAAATATAATAAATTATGAATAGATATTCAACTATAACAGAATTACGAAATGAAAACCAATATGTTGGAACTATAGGAGATTTATATTATAAAACTCCTTTTTATCCTGAGATTGGAGCTCGTGAAAGTGATATATATGTTGAGACCGAATTTGGTGATAGATTAGATAGTTTAGCTTTTCAATTTTATAATGATGTAACTTTATATTGGATTATATCAATTAGAAACCCAAACAAAGTAAATTTTGGTTCTATTTATTTATCACCTGGTTCACAATTAGCTATTCCTCAAGACATTAGCTCAATAGTAGATGAATACAGGAATTTAAATGATTTATAAACATGAACATATTAGGGCAATCTTTTGAAGACTGGGTAACTCAACAAGTTAACGTAAGACAAAAATCTTTAGGTAAAGGTAGTGGGGGAAGTGCTGCAGATATTCAATACCAACAAACAAAAACTCCATGGGTTAGATTAGCAAGTTCTATTGATATAGATGGTAAAGCCTTAAAAATATAACTAATTTAAATGGGTTTAATAATAATAATGTAAAGGGACAAAATTTAGCTAAAAATTTTATACTACAAGGAGGAGCATTAACATCACCAGGCAGTGGTATTCCTGGTGAAGGTGAAGGTATTACACAAAGATCAGGATTAGCATTAAATGGACCTTTTACAGGTGTTTATGGTTGGGGAGGTACTACTAATAGAGGATTTGTTCCAATGCCTGGTATTACAAATGCTACTGTAAAATACATTAATAATGGTGCTTTATCAAAATCAGAAATTACAATAAAATGTTATAGTAAAGAACAATTTGCCTTAATAGACGCTTTATATATGCGACCTGGATACACTTTACTTTTAGAATTTGGGTGGAGTGTTTATTTAGATAATAATGGTAATTTAACACAATATGATGGTTTTTCCTCTCCTGCTTTACGTTCTTTATTTAAAGCTAGTGGTATAAATCAATATGATATAATGGGGGAAATTAGTAAAGAAAGAGTTGCTAAATTTGGAAACTATGAAGGTGTATTTGGAAAAGTAAGTAATTTTAAATGGAATTTTAACCCTGATGGTAGTTATGAATGTATTGTTAATTTAGTTGGATTAGGAGATGTATTAGAAACTCTTAAAATAAATGTATCAACAAATGATCCACCAGAACTTACAGATGATCCAGAAGAAGTAGAAGATGAAGAATTCCCACTAGTTGCTAATGCTACTAAAACTACATTAAATCAATGGTTATTTAAAATATTTCAAACTAATCCTTGGGGTCGTGATCCAAATTGGAAAGTAGATAATTGGGAAATTAAAGATTTTCCATTACCAAGTACTAATTATAAATCAAAAGGTAAAATTTCATTTAAAAATGGAGTATTACATACAGCTGAAGAAATATTTGGCCCTGATTCATGGTCACAAAAAAATCCATTAATATTAATACCATTTGGGATGCTTATAGCTTGGTTACAAAAAAATATTTTACTAAGTAATAAATCAGTACCTGGTTGTGCTTTTGATATGAATTTTGAAAAAATGGGTACTAATGAAGATCAAGATTTTATATTTTGTCCAGCAGGTAATTTTTCATCTAATCCAAGAGTATGTCTTATTCCTTTTGATAATAAAATAGAATGGGCAGGTTTAACTAATTTAGAATATCCAGAAGGAGTTATTACAGGTGATTTAAATAGTACATATAAAAGCCAATTTAGATATGATAAGTATAATGGAAGATTATCACAAGTATTAATTAGTTTACAATTTATTTCAGAAACATTACAAACGACTCCTATTGATGATGATGGTGTTCAATCTTTATTAGAATTTTTAAAAGGAATATTAAGTGGAATAAGTAAATCATTAGGAGGTATTAATAATCTTACTGTAAAGTTAAGTCAAGATCAATCAAAAATAAGATTTATAGAAGAAACTCCAATGAAATTTGAAAGTGATCCACCTAGTGTAGGCAGAACAATATGTAAATTTAATACTTTTGCATTTAATAATCCTAATACTACTGATGCTGAAGGATCTTTTATAAGAAATATAACTTTAGATGGTAGTATACCTTCTAACTTTGCTACTATGATTACAATTGGAGCTCAATCTAATGGTAATCAAACAGGTGGAAATGCTACTTCATTTTCTCAGTATAATGCTGGTTTAGTAGACAGAATTNTTCCTGTAAAAACGAGTACAGGAGATGATGATGATAAAGATGATACTCAAGAAGAAAAAGAAGAGTCTCAAGTAGAAAAAATAACAAAATCACTTAAAAAAATTACAACTGCTGATGGTGTTTGGGATGCTTTAACAGGTGGAGCTGGAGGAGTATGGGAAGACGTTTATGGTGATAGACAATACTCAGAAGCATTTCTTGAACAAATGAATAGCTTACATACCCAATATATACAATTATTATGTGGGTACATACAAAGNCCAGTAGAACAAGGAGGTATAGCAGAATTACCTGCTCCATTTTTCCTACCATTTAATTTTAGTATGGATATAGATGGTATGTCTGGTATAACACTTTATGAAAGATTTAAGATAGATGATAAAGTTTTACCCCCACAATATTCTACTGATGATATTGATATTTTAGTTAAAGGTACAAATCATACTATAGATGGTAGTGCATGGACAACGACATTAGAAACTCAATCAACACCTGCTAAAAAATAAAATTATGGTTATATCTCTTAAAAATCAACAAAAATTAGTAGGTCAAAAATTACCTCCACCACCACCATTACTTTCTCCTAATGAAGAATTATTAAGATTAAGACTAACTAGAATAATGGATGATGGTACTCAAACATTAGGTATAATGGATGTTTTAGATACTGATGAACAGTCAGTTTTGTATTCTTTAGCCACAGTAGAATTACCTTATTTAGATAATCAAAATAAAATTAGTTGTATTCCAACAGATATGTATAGAGTTAAATCATACTCATCTTGGAAATATGGTAGATGTTTTTGGTTAATAGGAAATTCAAAAGGAGAATATAAATATAATAGAATTGAAGGAAATGGCTATACAAGAAGTACTATATTAATTCATGCTTCTGCTAAAGCTACAAAAGATTTACAAGGATGTATAGGACCAGGATTAAAATTTAATGACCAGAATTTTTCAAAATAGGTAAACAAAAAGGAACAGGAATGTTTTATATGACTCCTTCTAGAGAACAATCACAGCAAGCATTAAATAAATTATTAAATACTTTATATAGTATTGGATCTTTTAAAATGCAAATAATAAATGATTACGAAATATTATTACAAAATGCATTTAATGTAAGAGTTAGAAAAAAAGCAGAACAGTATGGATTATTACCAAACCCTTATATAGCACCTAAACAATAATTATGTATATACCTAAAAATAGAATAAAAACNAACTTATATACTCGAGGAGATGAGTATAAAAATATTAATACAGGCATACCCTATGAAGGTTATTATTGGTCTATGTATAATGGTACTATTTACACTGGTAAAAAATCCAAATGAAAAACCATCAGAACAATTAATAAAAATAGAAACAACAGAAAATATTGATAGATTAGAATCACAAGATCAAGTTTTCCAACAATATGCTGAAAATTATGATTCAGAAGTTATACCTGGCCAGTATCAAAATATGGATGATGTTAATATCTATAATAATATAAATAAAGTTAACACATCAGCAACTCAATTATTACCACAACAGTTTTATCCTTTCCCAACAGATGAAGACTATAATAATGGATTTCTTATGAGATATTTTGCAGTAAAAGTTAATGAAATTAGTTTTTTAGAAATAAATAAAGAAACATATAATAAAATGAAAAGTCAAGACACTACTTATCTTTACCAATTGTATGATATATTTAAACTACAATGGACTTTGATAGGAGATGTAGGGTTAGTTTCTCAAGCTAATTTATCAATAGTAGAATCATTAGAAACTAAATTGAAAAAAAATGGTCTTAAAGAATTTTTAAATCAAAACTTTCTTGAATTTTGGGGAGGTGGAATCCAAACTAATTTAAGCACTGATGGTACAGAGTTTCTTATAAGAGGAACAGAAACCCCTTATTCTGGATTATATCATATTCATCCTAAATTTGGACCAATGGTAGGAGCTGATCATGTATCAACACCTCATGATTACTTAGATCCTATAATAAATTCAAATTCACGAATACTTTTTTAGTTAATTTGGATTATAAATAAATTCCTCGTATATTAGGCCAAAATAAAAGTTATGTTTTGGTTAGTCGAAGACAACAAACAATTAGAGTTATTTAAAAATTATGCTAAAGGTGAAGCATTTGTTGAGATAATTCCTAATAATCATTTTGAACATCCTACAAATAATGGAGTATGTGCGGTTTATATTCGTCCGTTAAATAGTAATAAAGGATTTATATTGACGAATGACCATAGTGAAACATTAAATGTTGGTATTGACGCTATAAAATATGTATTAAACGCATTAGATAAGATATATGTGCGAGATAAAAAGGAATTTTTACATTATTTTGTATTACAAAAGCTTTTTGACATAACTTTAACATCACCTACGTATATACCAGATAGAACAACAAGCCATCAATACTTTTACTACAAATATCCTAGTAAAGAAGATGTTAATAGAATAGTACCTATTGTTAAACATTATGAGTATTGTGAAACGATATTTAACGACTTAAAAAATAGAATAAATGAGCCAATCAACAACTTTTACAATGACAAAGCCACAGTGGTATTCAACGCCGTGGAAAGAAGTGGAATACGAATTGATAGAGACAGATTCAAATCGTACTTTTACGATGAGCGTAGCGAATACGTATACACGCAATATAACTTCAAAACCTTAACAACTAGACCCGCAAATAAATTTAATGGAATTAATTACGCAGCACTTAACAAAGATAATGGATGTAGGACGAGTTTCATTCCACGTAATGATAAATTTATTGAGCTTGATATTGGTGCTTATCATCCTACTCTTCTTGGGTTGTTGGTGGGTTATAATTTTGGCGAAGAAGACATTCACAAAGCGTTTGCAAAAATGTATGGNGTGGATTACCAAAAATCTAAAGANTTAACATTTAAACAACTATACGGAGGAGTATTCGANCAGTTTAAAGATCTGGAATTTTTTCAAAGAGTACAAATATATGTGGATGATTTGTGGCAAAGATTTAACGAAAACGGCTACATTGAGTGTCCTATTTCAAAACATTTATACAAAAAAGATAAGCTAGATGACATGAAACCCCAAAAGTTATTGAATTATGTTCTTCAAAACTTGGAGACCGCAATGAATGTTCGTATATTGTGGGATATATTTAAATCATTAAAAAACCGAAAAACTAAGCTGGTCTTATATACTTATGATTCGTTTTTGTTTGATTTTGATGAAAGTGAAGTTGGTTTGATTGAAGAAATTAAACAAATAATTAAAAATTATAAATTACAAATAAAAGAAAGTTATGGAAGCAACTACGATTTTAGATAAACCAGTTAATATGTATACTGTAGATGATTTTAACGAATTCTCTACATTAAATATAAAAGATTTGAATAACAAATTATTTTGCACATTTACTACATTAGATGAGTTAGATTCATTAATTGAAGGTCTGACTTCTAAATATGATATCATGTATAATAAGATATTTGTATTGCATATTAAAAGCAATGATGAATATGTTTGCACATATAATATTGATCAGGCAAATCTAGACAGCTTACCACAAAATACAATTCTAGTACATAGAAAAAAAGAATCAAATACATTGTATACTATTAATGCTCTTAATGAATTAATTAAAAAATTAAATGGAGGAGTAGTTGATACTAAATTTCCAATTACTTGGGAACATTATAGAAATACAATTTTACTTACTCANAGAGATGAATTAAAGCAATTAAAGACTAANATTCATAGAATTCTTGAAGTATAGTTAGGATTGCTTNACTNCANTTCGTATATTTACACATTAATAAAAAAGTTATAAACAAAAATTAGTTATCATTATGGATTTAAATTTGATTAAACAACGTTTAGAATCACTAAACAAACAATCTA